CGAGAAATAGATGAGGTGATTAAATGTTTACAGGTAAAAATAGTATAAGCATAACAGCTGATGGGAAAACAATAAATGCTGGAGATTATATAGTACAAGCCACATATCAATATAATAAATTATGGAGTGGAGACGATACAGGCAGAAATTTAAAAGGTTCATTTACTGGAAGTCTCGTAGGCACCTATCCCAAGATAATATTACAATTTAGAGCATTAACGCAAACTGAACTTGAAACAATAGTACCAATATTAGATAGTGCAAGACAAACAGTTACATATTACGATCCATATAAAAAACAAACTAGAACAATGACAACATATACAGGAGATTATGAAATAATTAATAAAAACATAATCGGTAATGATGGCTCAAAGAATGAAGGATTTAGTTGTTCATTTATTCCAGTAAATAAGAGGGTGTAATATGAGAACACATACAAGTAATTTTAAAAATGAAATAGGCACTTATGGAAGGCAAATAAATGGTAGAATATATGTCTATTCTAATTATAATTTAATTACAGAAGATAGTGATTTAATTTTAACAGAGGATAATTTAGAATTAATAACAGAACAATTTAATAAAAACACTAAAACATTAATTAATAGTGAATCTATTTATTCAATAGATATAATTAAAAATGGGCAGTTATTAAAAAGTTTAATGAAACAATGTAATTTTGAAGCAGATGTTGATTTAAAAGTAGGAACTGCAATTACTCCTGAATTAAGTGTATTAGTAAATGGCAGTTATGAATATCTTAACTATGGAGATTATATAATTTATTCTAAAGAATATAATGCTGATACTAAAAGTTGGAATTATGTATGTTATGATATGATGCTTTATTCTATGGTTAAATATGATGGATTAAATGTTACATATCCATTAACTATAAGAGATTATATAAATGCAGTAGCAACAAAAATTGGTTTAACTTTTGCAAATAATAATGACACATTTACTAATTATAATCAACAAGTATTAAAAGATATATTCAAAAGTCAAAATGTAACATATAGAGATATATTAGATAAGTTATCAGAAATAACAGCAAGTAATATCTTAATAAATGATAATAATGAATTAGAATTAGGTTATCCTAGCGAAACAAATGATACTATTGATGAAAATTATTTAAAAGATAGAAATGTTGCTTTTGGTGAACAATTTGGTCCAATAAATAAAGTTGTTATTGTAGATAGTGATTCTGATATAAGTTATTTAGCACAAAGCCAAACAGAAGGAATAACACAAATAAATATTAGAGACAATTTATTTACATTAAATGGTAATCAAAATACTATTGCACAAAATATATTAAATAAATTAAATGGTTTATATTATTCAATTAATGATTTTACAACAACAGGCATATGTTATTATGACTTTTTAGATGTATTTAATGTAAGTGTAGAAGAAACTATATATAAATGTTTATTACTTAATAATGAAATACATATAACAACAGGAATAAGTGAAAATATCTATACTGATAAAGTTGAAGATAGCGAATCAAATATAGATAAATATGAATTATCAAATATAAGCAATAAAGCAGTACAATTTAAAATAAACCAACAAGAAGGTAAAATAGAAAGTGTTGTAGCAACAAAAGTTGGTAATAATGAAATAATATCTAAAATAAATCAAAGTCCAGAACAAATATCAATAGAAGCAAATAAAATAAATCTTAATGGTGTAGTAACAGCAAATCAAAATTTTAAAATATTGTTAGATGGTTCAATGGAATGTGTAAATGCAAATATGTCTGGAACTATAAATTCTAACTACGGTTCTATTGGTGGATGGACTATTAATAGTTCAGGTTTAACAAATGGAACAGTTGTTATTCATAGTGATGGTTCATCAACAATTTATACAGTTGCAGATTTATTTATAATGAGAGCTTATATTATGGAACTCCCAGGTTTTAATACTATGTCACAATCAATGATTACTCATTATGATTTGAATAATGATGGAGTAGTTGATTCAAGAGATTATGTTTTATTACAACAATTAATAGGAATACCTATGTAATTATTAGAAAGGAATGATAAATAATGGCTAATATAAAAGTAAGTGAATTAAATGAAGCGTCAACATTAAATGGAACAGATTATTTTATGATAATTCAAAATAATGAAAATAAAAAAGCATTACTAGATAAAATTCAAACTGTTGATGAAATAATAACAAGTATTTCATTAGGAAGTGGATATTCAATTACAGTTATTAAACGTGGAAATTTAGTTTTATTAAATGGCATATTAAATTCAAATGTTGATAGTGGTTCAATAACACTACCATATTCAGCAAAATATACATGTGGTTGCGGATTAACAGGATATTATCCAGAAACAGGTAATATTCAAGGATATGGTTATATAACAATAAGTGGAAATACTTTAAGTTATAAAGCAAGTTCAGCATTTTCAATAGCACCAATTAGTATAATTTATTATACAGAAGATTAAGGAGAATAATATGAAAGAAGCAATAATTAATTTATTAAAAATAAAATCTCTTATGACTATTGGAGTAATGACAGTATTTATTATATTATCATTAACTGATAGATTAGATCCAGCTTTAGTTGCAAGTGTAATAAGTGCTGTAATAACTTTTTATTTTACTAAGAAAGAAGATAAAGAATAATGGCAGTAAAAACTTTTAAATATAATGCTAATGTACAATTAACTAAAAATTTTAATTCTAATGAATTTCAATGTAAAGGCAAAGGACATAAACATGAAACTAAAATTGATGTAGAATTAGTTAAACAATTACAAGATTTTATGAATATTAATGGATATACAAAAGCAATAATAAGTAGTGGCTATCGTTGTAAAGCACATAATAAAGCAATAGGTGGTTCTGATGGCAGTAATCATTGTAAAGGCAAAGCAGTAGATATATGTTTTTATAAAGGTAATGAAAAAATACCAGCAAAAGAAGTATGCTGTAAAGCACAAGATTATGGATTTAAAGGTATTGCATATATAGATAAATGGCATGTACATTTAGATAATAGAACATTAGGAAAATATCGTGGAGATGAAACAAAAGGATATTCTAATAATGTACCTAATGGAGATTTTTATAAATATTTTAAAATACCATATTACAATTTGCAAAGAATATTGAAAAAAGGTTGTAAAGGTAATGACGTAAAAGCATTGCAAGAAAGATTAAACTTTTTAGGATATAATTGTGGTAAAGTTGATTCTGATTTTGGTGTTAATACTGAAAAAGCTGTTAAAAAATTTCAAAAAGCAAACAAATTAACTCAAGATGGCATAGTTGGAGAGAAAACAGCACATAAATTAGACTTTTTATGGAAGGGCAAGTAATTGCTCTTTTTTTGTTTATAAAAAGTAAAGAATTTTTGCAAGAGATAGCGAATTTTTGCAACAAATACTTTATTTTTGATTTTAAATATATTATAATATAATTAATAAAAAAAGAAGGTAGGTGATTAAATGCAATGGGAAATGATACCACGAGAAGAACAAGAGACTTTTATGAATATTGATTATTGTGAAAAAACAATAAGTGTTTATACTTCAAGAAAATCAGTTGGAGAAAGACTAATAAAAAAATTAGGAGAGCCAACAAATATTGATAAAAGAAATGGTCTTGTATCAGGTATAACTTATATTAGAAGTTTATTTGACAAAGATGTTGCAAAGTTTTTTTCAAAGAGTCTATTAATTGGTGCTTTTAGAGAAACAAATACTCAAAATAATGAATTATATTCAAAAGATGAGAATGATAGCAAAGAGTAAAGAATTTGCTATTTGTTGAAGTAAATATAAAAGATTGGGAGATAATATGGAAGAATTAGAAGAAATTGAATGTGAAGAACAAGAATTTGATGAAGATGTTGATAAAAAAGTACATGAACAATTAGAACAAGAAAGTATTGAATATTATAAACAATTAGAAAATCAATTTATATTAATATTTAATACAGCAACAAAAAAAGAATATATTGTACCAAATACAAATATTTATAAAGTTGAATCTTATGAAAATGGAAAATTAGTAGCAACTTCTTATGGAAAGAAAGGTTAGAAGATAAAATGGAAGAAGAAAAAAAGAAAATAACAAAAAAAGAAAAAAGTTTAAATGAAAGTATAATATCAATAAGAGTAAAATTACAAAATGCAAAATTAAAGAAAAGTGGACATAATAGATTTGCTGGATTTGATTATTTTGAATTAGCAGATTTTTTGCCAAAGTTAAATGAATTAATGTTAGAAGAAAATATTAATGATAATTTTATAATAACAGAAAAATATGCAGAATTAACATTGATAAAAGGGGAAGAAAAACAAGCATATACAATACCATTTACTCAATTTAGCACTCCATTAAATAAATCAGGACAACCTAGTATGCAAGATATTCAATATTTAGGTGCATTAAATACATATTATAAAAGATATTTATATCTTAATGCATTTGGAATAACAGATGGAGAAATAATTGATAGCATGGATAATGGAAATTTAAAACCAATAGATATAACTGATAAAATTGCAGAAATGGAAAAATTATTATTAGAAACAGATACAGATAGAGATGATTTTTATAAATATTTTGAAGTAGGAAATAATACAGAAATGTCAGAAAAACAAATTGATGAAGCTATCAAAATATTAAAAGTAAAGGCTAAAAATGACAAAAGATAGTTTAATGAGATTAAATAAAAATGCTTTAGTAGAAACCATATTACGATTAGAAAAAGAAAATAGATTATTAAAGCAAAATATAGTTTATACATGTATGGAATGTGGTAAAGATTTTGAATATTATGAAGTAAAAAATCAAGATTCTGATAATAATGTATTATGTCCATATTGTAATAGTGGAGATATAGTAAAGGAGATAATTAATGAATAATTTAGTAGTCCTAGTAGGGAGAATATGTAGAAATATTGAATTAAGAACAACAACAAGTGGTATTAGCACATGTAATATAACTTTAGCAATACCAAGAAATTATAAGAATAGTGAAGGTATATATGAAACAGATTTTATAACTTGTATATGTTATAGACATACAGCTGAAATGGTTAGTCAATATTGTCAAAAAGGCGATTTAATAGGAATACATGGGATGATACAAAGTAGAAACTATGAAAAAGATGGTAAGAAAGTATATGCAACTGAAATACTAACAGATAAAGTAAATTTCTTATCATCTGCAAAAAAACAAGAAAATGCGTCTAATGAAAATATAACACGCAATGATGCAGTTAAAGAAGAAACATCAGATCCATTTGAAGAATTTAGAAAAGAAGCAGATTTAAGTGATATTGGATTAGATGATGATAATTTGCCATTTTAATTAGAAGGAAGGAAGAATGATGAATGATTTTGATGAAATTATAAAAAAATATAAGAAGATAATAATTGGGGTTATAATTGGTATATTAGCATTAATCTTATTGTTTAGTGGTTTTAAAACTATAAAAAGTGGAGAAGTTGGTTTAAGAATAAGATTTGGAAAAATAGTGGATAGTTCTTTAACTGAAGGTATTAATTTTAAAATACCATTTATTGAAAAAATACAAAAAGTTAATATTAAAGTACAAAAATCTGAATTAGATGTAGAAAGTTCTACAAAAGATATGCAATTAATAAATACAGCAGTTGCAGTAAATTATAAAGTTACTTCAAATAAAGCAAGTGAATTATATAGAACGGTTGGACAAGATTATGTAGAAACTATATTAAACCCAGCAATAAAAGAAAGTATTAAAAGTTCTATTGCTCAATATAACGCAGAAGAGATAACAGTTAATAGAGCTCAAGTGTCAGTTAGTTGTTTAAATGCTATACAAGATAAAGTTAGTAAATATGGAATTATAATTGAAGATTTTAATTTAACAAACATTGAATTTAGTGCCGAATATACAAAAGCAATAGAAGAAAAACAAGTTGCACAACAACAAGTAGAAACTGCTAAACAAAAATTAGAAAAATCTAAAATAGAAGCAGAACAAAAGAAAGTGGTTGCAGAAGGTGAAGCTGAAGCTAATAAAGTGTTAGAAAAAACATTAACAAAAGATATATTAACTCAACAATTTATAGAAAAATGGAATGGATCATTGCCAACTACTTATGCTGGTGATGACATTTTAGGTATATTTAATTTAAAATAAAAGCAAGTGTAAAAACTTGTTTTTTTAATGCAAAAAAGTATTGAATTGAAAGCATTTATTTGGTAAAATGTTCATATAAGGTACATTTGTGCTTTATAAAAGGGAAAAAGATATTAAAAAAGTGAAATTCATAAATACTCTTTTAATATCTCATGAGTAAATTATATCAAAGAAAGGAGGAAAATGCAAGTGTATGAGTTTAAAACTGAACTAAAAGAAGAATTATTAGATGGAAGAAAAATAAATTATTTGGCTAATAAAATAGGATTAACAAGAGATAGACTAATGAAAATACTTAACGGACAACAAACAACAAGAAAACTAACAGCATATTGTATAGTAAAAGCATGTAATCCAGATGCTGAAATTAATGATTATTTTATTAGAAAGGAAAAATAATATGAGATTTTATAATGTAATTATTAAAGACAATGATGATGATGAATATTCTAACAGATTAAGATTTAGTTTTGATACACAACAAGAAGCACTAAGTTTTGCTAATAAAATATTAGAAATAAGTGAATATGATGTAGAAATATATCAATGTTATGAAGAAGAAAATAAGGAGTAATTATGGCAAGATATAGACAAATAGAAACAAGATTTTGGAGTGATTCAAAAGTTATTGATGATATGACACCAGAAGATAGATATTTTTATTTATATTTATTAACTAATGAAAAATCAAATCAAGTTGGCTGTTATGAAATATCTAAAAATCAAATATGTAGAGATACAGGATATGATAAAGAACATATAGAAAAATTAATAAAAAGATTTGAAGAAGATTTAGATTTAATAATTTATGATATAGAAACGAAAGAAATATTTATAAAGAATTGGTATAAGTATAATTGGCTTAATTCACAAAAAACTGCAAAATGCGTCATAGAAGGGGTATCTGAAGTTAAAAGCAAAAAAATTATGCCCCATATAAGCCCCTTATTAGAAAATTATTTACAAAATATGCCCCATATAAGGGATATATTTGAAAATTCTGAACAAAATATGCCCCATACAAGTAATAAAGAAAAAGAAAAAGAAAAAGAAGAAGAAAAAGAAAAAATAAAAGAAAAAGAATTAGAAGAAGAAGAATGGCATGACCCATTTGATTTTTAAAGGAGTGTTAAAGTAAAAAATGAAAAAGGAAATGATTGATGGAATTACAATAAAATTTAATAAACAAGATAATTGCTATTTTGAAAATGAATATAATAATGAAATTGATACTAACATTTTAATAATTTCTTTATTAGAAACAATTAATGATATTTGCAAACAATATAATTTAGATACAAATGAACAATTAAAAAAATATATTGAAATGGGAAGTATTGACAATTATATAGGCGATTATGAAAAACAATTAATGAAAGATTTAAAAACTTATGAATAATAAAGAAGAATTTTGTATAATGCCAGATAATCCACCTAAATGGAGAAATGTTAGATTTAATGAATCACATAGACATGAAATTATATTTGGACCACATAGAAAGAAAAGTATTGAAGATGGTTTAGTTGTATTTTTAAAACCAGAATTACATAATATGAGTAAAGAGGGTGTGCATTTCAATAGAGAATTTGATTTAGAATTAAAAAGAGTTGCACAAAAGACTTGGCAAGAGTATTATAACAAAACAGCTGAAGATTTTATAAAAAGATATGGAAGGAGTTATTTATGAAAATAAAAATAGATAAAATAGTTAAAAATGAGCATTTATTAAATATTTATATAAAAACACCTTTTTATAGAAGATATAAAGATTATGCAGAATTTTTAAAACAATTTGAAGATAAAGAAAATTATAACTTTATGGAACCGTATCTAGATGTTGATGGCAAACATATTATAATGACATTTGTATTAAGAAATAAAAAAGATATTGAACCATATATAAAATATGGAATTAATAAAGATTTATGTAAAGAAATATATGAAAGACTTAATGAAATTCAATATTTATTAAAATTTACTTATGCAAAAAAGAAAATAAGAAGAAAAGTCAAAGAAGTTATGTCTTTATTAGAAAAGGAAGTAGAGTAAATTGAATAATGATAATATAAAATTTAATGCTTTAGGAATAGATTATGATAATATTCAAGAATGTATCGATGGAATTATATATTTAAATTTAAAAGTCATTAAAGAAACTGATAGAAAAGAATTAGAAAAAATATTAAAAAAGATAAGAAAATATCAATATAACAACGATTATGATATTAAAGTTGATATTGAATTTATTAAAAAGGAAGTAGAGTAAATGAAAAAAATGTATAATGCAGTAGCAAGTGAATATGAAATGCCAGAATTAACACCAACAAGATATTTAAAATGTGAAACAATAGATGGCAGATGGTGGTATAAAGATATGAAAACAGGAGAAGATTTGCCAATGTTTACAACACCAATAGACCGGACACATTACGATACATTAACATTTAATCAAGAAAAAGTTTTTAATGAATATGTTGAAAATATTATTGACCCAATAACACAATGCCAAGTTTTACAATCTAAAATAGATAAAGCATTAGTAATATTAGAAAAGAGTTTAAAGAATTATTGCCATAATCAATGGGAAGGTGATTGGCTAAAATTAGATAATCCTAAAACAGGCGATTTTTATAGTTTTGAAGAAGTATTTGAAGAAATAGAAAATATTTTAAAAGGAGAAGATAAATAAATGAGTGATATATTTAATTATAATAAAATAATAAAACCTTTATGTGAAAAATTAACACATCATAAGCATAGAAAATTAATAAGTTGGGCAGAAGATTTTGAAAAAAGAAATTTTAAATATCCCAATAGAAGTGATTTTTATTATAAATGCAAAATATGTGGGTATGTATTTTTTAATCATAAAGTAAGTAAAGAAGATTTAGAATATATAAAAAATTATTATAAAGGAGAAGACAAATAATGAATAAAAAAGAATATGCTATGTTACATTATTTATTAGCAAAAATAAAATATGAATTAGCAAAAGATTTAAGTTTAATTTCTAACAAAAAGTTAAGAGATAAGAATACAAGTTTAATTAAAAGTATTGATGAAATAGAAAAAATAATTTTAATAGGAGAAAATAAATAATATGTATACAATAGATATTATAACTAAATATAATGAGATCCATTTAGAAGTTGAAGATATATTTACAGAACAAGTCAAAGAAATATTATCTCAACCTTATATCATTGAAGTTGCAATACATAAGCAAAAGAATTATGTGAGAATAAGAGAAAAGCCAAATGGAAAAGGAACTGAAGTAAAATAATTTGCACTTAAATATAAAATATGTTAAAATTAATTTGCGTAAATAAGCCACGCATAGAAAGAAATGCATAAAATACCCCCTTACATTTCTTTTTATTTTGTGTTAAACTCTTTATAAGAGTGTGATTAATATGAATAAATTCCTAGTTTATCTATCTTCTACTTTTAGGAATGCATAAAGCACTCTTTTTTAATGAGGATAAAATGACAGAACAAGATTTTAGAGAATGTTATTATATTAGCAACGAAATGAGATTCTTTTCGTATAAAGATTTTTTAATTAATTGCAATGCAATAAAACATTTATATAAAAATAAATTAGGAAAATATGGAAAAATATTTTATAAATGGTATATATATGCTAATATTGATATAACAATGAGCCAAAAAAATAAAATATGGGGCTTTCTTAATGATGATGTATCTAAAAAAGGATTATAACATGAAAGAAATCACTAAGATTATGTATGAAAAATATGCTTTAAATAAATTAAAGTATGATTTTGCTGGTTATATATTTCAAAAACCTGAACAACTTTCTTTTCATCATTTATTAATACCTAAAAGATTAAATGGACCACAAATAATAGATAATGGCGCAATATTAGTACAAAGCACATCTCATAATTATCTTCATATAATAGAACAATATGATTATGATATGTTTATAGCAATAACAAGTGAAATGGTAGATGAAAACATAAAAGGATATTTAGATATAGAAAATATAAAAGCAATAGATGATATATTAAATAATTTTGAAAAAGAATATATAGGATATAAAACTAAAAGAGGACATGAATTAATTAAACCTGAATATATAGAAACAAGAGTTATGAAATTATGATATAATATATTAAAAGGAGATAATATGGAAAAACTAAATATAGAATATGTAGATATTAATAGCATTAAGCCATATAAAAACAATGCAAAATTACATCCACAAGAACAAATAGAACAAATTAAAACAAGTATTGAAAAGTTTGGCATGGACGATCCAATAGGAATATGGAAAGATGAAATAGTTGAAGGACATGGTAGATTAATTGCTTGTAAAGAACTAGGATATACTGAAGTGCCTATAATTAGATTAGACCATTTAACAGATGAAGAACGAAAAGCATACACACTAGCACATAATAAACTAACTATGAATAGTGATTTTGATTTGGATATTTTAAATGAAGAACTAGGAAACTTTGAAACAATAGATATGCAAGACTTTGGATTTGATATTGATTTAGATATAGATGAAGAACAAGAAATTGTTGAGGATGAAGTTCCAGAAGTTCCAGAAGAACCAAAAGCAAAATTAGGTGATATATACCAACTAGGTAATCATAGATTAATGTGTGGAGATAGCACAAGTGAAGAAGATGTTAGTAAATTAATGAATGGTATTAAAGCAGATATGGTATTTACTGACCCACCTTATAATGTTCAATTTAATGGCAGAAGTGGTAAATTTGAAGTTATTGAAAATGATAATTTATCAAATGAAGATTTTAATATACTCATAGGTCAAACAATAGATTTAATAAAAAAAATAAATCCACCTATTTATTATATTTGGTGTAATTGGAAATTTTATGGAATATTACAGCAAAAATTAGAATTTAAAAATTGTATTGTATGGGCAAAAAATGTATTTGGTTTGGGTAAAGGATACAGACATCAACACGAATTTTGCTTATTTAATGGAATAGTTGATGATGATATAAAAAACGAAAGTGATTTATGGGAGATAGCAAAAGATACAAATTATGTCCATCCAACACAAAAACCAGTTGCATTATGTGGTAGAGCATTAAAAAATCATAAAAAAGTTGTTAATGTATTAGATTTATTTGGTGGAAGTGGTTCAACACTTATTGCTTGCGAACAATTAAATAGAAAATGTTATATGATGGAATTAGATCCACATTATATAGATGTAATAATACAAAGATGGGAAAACTTTACTGGAAAGAAGGCAATTAAATTATGATAGAAAAAGTAAATCCAAGTCACCCAGATAAGGTGGCAGATAGAATAGCAGGAGCAATAGTAGATATTGCATACGATTTACAAGACAATCCTAAAATAGCAGTAGAAGTGTTAATAGGACACGGATTAGCAACAATAATAGTAGAAAGCAGTGTAGCAATACCTGAAAGTGAAATAAAAGAAATAGTGGCAAGAATAACTAAACAAGATATGGAAGTAAAATATATAGAAGTGCCACAAGATGTTCATTTGGCAGAAAATCAAAGCAAAGAGATAAGATGTGGAGACAATGGAATATTTAAAGGAGTACCATTAACTGAAAGTGAAAAAGAGATAAGTAAAATAGCAAAAAGATTATATGAAGCATATCCTAATGATGGGAAATTTATATTAACAAACGATAAGTTTATATGCTGTCAAAGTAATGCTAACAATGGAGAATTAAATAGTTATTTAAATGAATTATTTGATGAAGATTATGAAATAATTATAAATCCACTAGGAGAATGGACAGGTGGAACTGATGTAGACTCTGGTGCAACAAATAGAAAACTAGGAAGCGATATGGCACAAAGCGTAACAGGTGGAGGTTTACATGGTAAAGACTTATCTAAAGCTGATGTATCAGTTAATATATATGCATTCCTAAAGGCACAAGAAACAGGTAAAGTAGTAGAGTTATGTTGTGCAATAGGTGATGATACAATAGATGGCAAGCCATATAGTGAAATTGTAGAAATAGCAAGAAAATACATTGAATCCGTTGGTGGATTTGAAAAATTTGCCGAATGGGGATTATTTTAATATAATTAATTAAAAGGAGGCCAGTATGTTAAAAGGAGATACACCTGCACAAAACAGAATCAACAAACAAGAATTTGAAAAGTTATGTGGAATGTGGGCAACCAAAGCAGACATAGCTGGTTTTTTTGATGTAAGTGAAGACACAGTAGAAACATGGTGCAAAAAAAATTATGATGGTGATACATTTTCGGCTGTCTATAAAAAGAAATCAGCAAAAGGTAATGTATCATTAAGGCAAGCACAATTAAAAAGTGCATTAAATGGGAACGTAACAATGCAAGTATGGTTAGGCAAACAACATTTAGGCCAAAAAGAATATGCTGATATTACAAATACAGAAGAACAAAGAATAGTTATTGTAAACGACCTACCAAAGGACGAAGATGAATAATGCAAACCGTAAGCATTAAAGAGCAAATTGCTCCACATTTTTATAATACATTTAATAGCAAGAAACCTCATCAAATATTTAAAGGTGGTAGAGGATCTACAAAGACAAGCATGTTATCTTTAAAAATAGATGAGTTTAATCTGGAATATAGAGAATGTAATGCAATAATAATTAAAAGATATCAAAACACAATAAGAAATAGTGTGTATAAAGAAATAAAAAGAGCATTAAAAAGATTAGGACTAAATGAAGGAATAGATTATAAAGCAACAGTTAGTCCTTTTCAAATACATATAAATCAAACAGGAAATAACATATATTTTGCAGGTGGAGATGACTATGAAAAGGTAAAAGGTTTTATAGACGAAGATGCTCCAATAAAAATGGTATGGTTTGAAGAACTAACAGAATTTGAAGATCAAGACCAGATAGATCAAATAATAGCAACATTTTCAAGAGGAAATGATGATTGGTTTATAACAATGTATTCATACAACCCGCCAAAGAATCGCTTTCATTGGGTAAACATATGGGCAGAGCAAATGGCATTAAGAGACGATGTGCTAATTCATCATAGTGATTACAGAACAGTACCACCAAAGTGGTTAGGCCAAAAGTTTATAGACGAAGCCGAAAGACTACAAAGATATGATGAAAAGCGATACAGGTGGATATATCTAGGCGAAGTAATAGGAATAGAAGGATTAATATACAATCCAGATCTATTTATTATAGAAAATGAAGATTATTTAGAAAAAAATAAATTAAGAATATTATATGTAGATTTTTCAATAGACTGTGGACATCAAACAAGTGCAACAAGTTGTGGGGCATACGGATACGCTACAGATGGAAGATGGTATAGGCTGGATACTTATTACTACTCACCTCATGAAAAATCAAGAAAGAAAGCTCCAAGCGAGCTAGCACAAGATTTATTCAATTTTAGAACATACATATGCAAGAAATATCAAACAACTGTGGATACGGAAACAATAGACAGTGCTGAGGGAGCATTAAGAAACCAATACTTTGCTATGTTTGGAATCAACTTGCATCCAGTAAACAAAGGAAAAGACAAGGAAGAATTGATAGAATATTCACAAGATTTTGTCGATTTAGGAAAATATGTTATACTTAATACAGCTAACAATTGGATACATATAAAAGAATTAAAAAATTATATGTGGAAAAAAGATAGCGTAGAAAAAGGAAAGCCTGAACCTGATAAAGAAGAGAAAGAACTAACAGGAGAAACTTATTACAACACACACACTAATGATTATTCATATTATTATGCAGAACATAGTTGCGATGATTTTCAATATTGGGTAAAGGATAATCTGGATAAATTGGGATTGTCTATGTAAAGGAGGAAATAAATGGCAATTTACGAAGATTTAAAAAAGCAATTAAGCAAAAATGGTGTCAACTTAATTGATGTAGAATATTATAACTTAATTGATGTTTGGAACAGCTGGTATAAAGGCGTTGTGGACGATTTTCACTTTTATAGCGTTACATACGCAGATGGTACAAAAGGAGAAATAGAAAAAAAGACAATGTCAATGGCTAAAAAAGGATCAGAAGACATGATGAAATTAAATTGGAGCAACAAATGTGATATTAGACTTGGAACAGAAGAAAAAACAAAAAGACTTTGGAAGATATTAGACAGCAAACAAAACAATTTTACAATTATGTTCCCTCAAATGCTTGAATTAGCATTTGCATTAGGAACAACAGCTATGATAGAATACAAAGATGAATTAGGACGAACAAGAATAGAATATATAAAAGATCCAGCAAACATTGTTCCATATGCTTATGATAATTTTAATATAACAGGTTTTATAACATTTGATCAATGGCAAGAAGAACAAGCTAATAAGCCAGTGTATTATACTCACATTACTTATCATGAATTTAAAACAGAACGTGATAAAAAAACAAATGAATTAAAACAAATATATAGAAAATATAATGAATTGTATAAATCTAAAGATTCAGATCAATTAGGCAAAGAAATATCATTTGAAGAAAAATATCCTAATGTAGAACAATTGGTAGAATATGAAACAGACACACCACATTTTCAAATAATAAAGCCACCAATTGTAAACAATGTTGATTTGAAAACACCGATGGGAATAAGTATATTTGCAAATTCAATTGATAAATTAAAAGCAATAGACAATAAATATGATAGCTTTGATATGGAATTTGTAGATGGAAAAAGAAGAATTTTAGTTGATAAAACAGCTTTAAAATCTTCTCCACAAGTTGACGAAAACGGAAATATATCTCAACAATTATTCTTTGATAGAAATGACAGAACTTATGTTGCAATGAATGGAATGAAAGATCAACCAGTAAAAGATATAAGTTTTGATTTAAGATACAAAGAACATATAGATGCAATAAATGCAGAATTAAATTGGTATTCTGGAGCATTAGGTTTTGGCGAAGAGTTTTATAAATTTGATGGCAATGGTGTGGCAACAGCTACAGAAATATTAAGTCAAAATGATGATGCATTTAGAACAAAGCAAGTATATGAAACAGTTGTAAAAGATGTAATTATAGATTTAGTAAAATCAATATGTTTTATAGAAGACATAGAAATAAAAGAAAATGAAATTGATATAACAATGGATTATTCAAGATTTGAAAATCAAACAGCAACTCAAGCAAGACTTGAAAGAGAAGTCTCAAACGGAATTACAAGCAAAGTGGAATACCGTATGAAAGTTTATGGTGAAGAAGAAAGCGTTGCAAAACAAAAAATAGAAGAAATAAAAAATAGTGAACCAAGTATAGATGATTTACTTGGAACAAGAAATGAAAATAATGAAGCATAATAGAAAGGGAGAGTGATAATATGATTTCATTATACAAAATAGAAGACGTAGGAAAATACAGAATAAAGCCAGACAAGACTAAAATAGCTGTAGAATTAAGAGGAACAAGTGAAGACGAAAAACCTACAACAATAAATGGAAAAGGAATAGACAATGGATCTGTATTTATTGAGATAGATACAGGAAATGTTTATTTCTTTGATTTGGAATCTGGCGAATGGAATGAGGTGTAGATTAATGGATGCATTAAGTTATTTATTAGGTAAAAAATCAGGTGGAGGCGGTGGAACTTTTAACTACAATGATTTGTCTAATAAACCAAGTATAAATGATGTAACATTAAGTGGAAATAAATCAAGCGAAGATTTAGGGCTTGCATCAAAGACTTATGTAGATAATTTAGTTGGAGATATTGATACAATTCTTGATACATTTGTAACTGTTGATGAGGAGGAATATTAAGATGGCAAAAGTCTTAATAACAGAAAGCATATTAGAAGATACTGCTGATGCAATAAGAGAAAAAACAGGTTCTGTTGATACAATGAAACCTAGTGAATTTGCTGAAAATATAAGTGATATACCACAAGGAGCAGATTTAAGTGAATATTTTACTGCTACTATAAGTGAAGGAACTAATAATAATCCTGGATTTAGAAATATGGTAAAGTATATACCAAGTACAACAACTGTAAGTGGAAATAGTTTAAGTTATGCTTTTCAAAAATATATTGGAACAACAATACCTTTAATTAATACATCAAGTGTAACAAATATGAATGATATGTTTCGTGATTGTCCTAATTTAACAACAATACCATTGCTTATTACATCAAGTGTAACAAATATGGCTGGTATGTTTTATCTTTGTCGTAGTTTTACAACATTACCTTTAATTGATACATCAAGTGTAACAAATATGAATAATATGTGTAATGGTTGTATTAATTTAACAACAATACCATTACTTAATACATCTAGTGTAGAAACTATGACTAATATGTTTTCTAGCTGTTCTAATTTAACAGATACATCTTTAGATAACATATTACAAATGTGTGTAGGTGCTACTTCTTATACAGGAACAAAAACACTTGCTACTTTAGGATTTAATGCTACAAACTATCCAGCAACTAGAATACAAGCGTTACCTCATTATCAAAATTTTATAGACGCTGGCTGGACTATAGGATATTAGAAAGGAGTAAAATATGGCAACAATAACAGACAAATTAAATCAATTAGAAAGTGATAGGCAAGATTTAGTAGATAATCTTGAAACGATGGGAATAAGTGGATTAAGTGGTGATGAAACATTTACTGAATTAGTGCCGGAAGTATTAAATATTCCTAGTGGTGCTGATTTAAGCGATTATTTTTTAACAACATTAAGTAATGGAGATGCATATCACAGCGGTTTTGCAAATATAATAAAAAAAATACCAAGTAATATAACAGTAAGTGGCACTGATTTATCTTTTGCTTTTTCATATTTTAACGGAACTACTATACCATCAATAGATACTTCAAACGTAACAAATATGAGTTATATGTTTGACCATTGTTCAAATTTAACAACTGTTCCCGAATTAAATACTTCAAACGTGACAAGTATGAGTTATATGTTTAATTATTGTTCAAATTTAACAACTGCTCCCGAATTAAATACTTCAAATGTAACAGCAATGGATTCTTGTTTTGAACAATGTATGTCTTTGACAAGTGCACCTAATTTTGATACTTCAAATGTAACAACTATTAGAAATTGTTTTACGTGGTGTGTATCTTTAAGAAATGTACCAATATATGATTGGAGCAGTATATCAGATAATTATGGATTATATGCCATATTCACTTATTGCAATAGTTTAACAAATGAGTCATTAGATAATATATTACAAAGTTGTATAAGTGCTACTTCTTATAATGGAACAAAAACATTAGCAAGATTAGGATTAACTTCATATTCATCAAGCACAATAGAAGCACTACCACATTATCAAGATTTTATAAATGCTGGATGGACAATAAATTAAGAGATTTTAAATAATCTCTTTTTATATGATATAATTTATTAGGTGATAATAATGTTATCTGATGAAGTAATAGAAAAAGTAATTGAACGTGTTGTTGTTAGAATTGAAGAAACAAATACTTATGTATTAAAAAAAATGGGTGAAAGTGTTGCAAAATTAAAAACATTAACACCAAGCCAAGCTCAACAACTAGCACAAATAATGCGATATGGTGGAGATTATGATAAAATTGCAAAAGCATTAGCAAAAATGAGCAAATTAAATATACAAGATATATATAAAATATTTGAAGAAGTTGCTAAGAATGATTATAAATTTGCAGGACAATTTTATAAATACAGAAACAAAAAATATATACCATACAAATATAATCAAAGGTTACAAAACCAAGTGAAAGCATTAGCAAAGATAACAGCAGATGAATATATTAATATTACTGGAACATTAGGATTCGCTACAACAAAAAATGGCAAAAGAATATATACAAAACTAGCTAAAACATACCAAAATTTGCTAGATAAGGCTGTATTAAGTGTTAGTCAAGGCAAAACTACATTTGATACAGAAATGTATTCTACAATCAAAGAATTAGCATCTAGTGGAATAAGAACAATAGATTATGAAAACGGATATTCTTTAAGAGTAGATAGTGCTGTAAGAAATGCTTTAAATAATGGATTAACAAAAATGCATATGGAAATGCAAGAAGAACTTGGCAAACAATTTGATAGTGATGGCGTAGAAATAAGTATACATACAATTCCAGCTCCGGACCATATGTATGTTCAAGGGAAACAATTTAGCAATGAAGAATTTAAAAAATTTCAAAATGATGAAGATGCTGTTAGTTATGATGGCACAAAATTCCCAGCAGAATCATCAGAAACAGGAAGAGATAGAAGATCCATAGGACAATATAATTGTTATCATTATACGTTTGCAATAATATTGGGTGCTAGTAAGCCAGCTTATACAGATGAAGAATTAAAAAACATAATAAAAGAATCTACTAAAAAGATTAAATTTGATGGCAAAGAATATACAAAATATGAAACAACACAATTACAACGCCGTATAGAAACAGAGATAAGAACGTGGAAAGATATACAAATTGCAGGCAAAGCAAGTGATAACGACACTTTAATTCAACAAGCACAAGGAAAAATAACACAATTAACAAATAAATATAAAGATTTGTCAAAAGCTAGTGGATTACAAACAAAATTGGAAAGAGCCAGAGTGCAAGGTTACAGAAGAACCACTAAAAAATATGTTTTGCCAAAAATTGTTGGATCTGAAAATTCAGTATTGCAAGATATGGTGGAAAATAGTAAAATAGGTTTGCTAGTTCCAAAAAA